TCTTATCGCCATCCTGAATAAGTTGATACTTCTTAGTCAGTTTATACTTTTTCAGAAACGCATTAAACATTATCGCACCACGCACATGCATAGGTGTGCCCTTTGAATATAGTTCCGAACTACTCATATATTTAGACAAGTCGCTGACGCCACGTGGAAATGCAATGTCTTCAAATGAAAGAGTTTTGAATTCCTGTTTGAATGCTTCCACAAAAGATTGAAAATCTTTTTCATTACCATTCATCACAATCTTCAAAGATTCTTTAATCTTTTCTCTGCACGACATTGGTGTGGAAGACTTGACAGCTTCAATGCCCATCATCTTCAACTTTGGCTCTGCGAATCGAACACCCTCAGAGTCATACACGTTTAGAATGTAACGCTTCTTTGCAGTCCAGATGCCTTTGTTCGCAATCACTTCACGTTTCATCTGCATCTTCTGGTCAAATGCATTCATGTAGTTTGCTAGTTCTTCATATGACTTGTCGATGAATGGTTCGAATTTTTCGATACACGCTTTGTTGACAAAATCAACAATTGTTTCAATTTTCGTTTCACTCTTCGATCCGTAGACCATATGTACCAGCGGACCAAGATTGACGTATACAGAGTCCGTATCCGATGCGATGACATAATCAATATCCTTAGTTTTCAATAATTTGTTTAGATAACCATTCAACTTCATTTCAATCCATCGAATGGACAATTGACCAGACAGAGTGATTGCCTCTGCTTGTCGAATGTCAAAGAACCTAAAGTATTGATTACCAAGTGCGCCATAAGCGGAGTTCAATTGTACTTTCTTTGCCAACTGCAAGTTCTTGTACTTTGAAATCTGATTTGTTATTTCACGTTTACGTTCTTTATCAGTTTCTTTTTCGTAAGCCTTTTGAGCCTCAATCATTTTCTTTTTGTATAACGACCTGTCATCATACATGCGTTGCATCATAGCAGGCAAGAAGCCTTGCTTGTCACGCTTGAAGTAATGCCCATTGGCTGCCATACAATATTGTCCTTGCGCTTGATACTCACCGTTCAGCAAATTATCAATAGAGATACTTGTATGGCGACCTTCAACAATTGTTTCAGGTGAAACATTGTACTGCATAATCAAGTGTGGATATAATGAGTTCAAGTCAAACGACACAACCCATTCGTGCATACCAACGATTGGGTCTTTCACATAAGCGCCAGCATACTGTTCATCTTTTGCGGTATGAACATTCTGAGGAACAATAATATTATCTTCAATCAATTCGTTATGAATCAAAGTATCCCACATGCGTACTTGCGTGAACACATCGGTGTAATTAACTTTAGCATCGTATGCCAGCGCCAGCGCCATGTCAATCAATTGCATCTTAGCATCAATACGATCCACAAGTTCAACGTCATGGATGTTATACTCAATAAACTTTTGAAAGTTTGTTCTGTATAGTTGATGCAGACTTTCAACTTCAGAATAGTCAAGTTTCTTCTCACCAAGTTCCAGATATGAAATGTGATTGAGACTAAAACTTTCTTGTTGTGAGTAAGTAAACTTTTTGTACAATTCAATATAATCAAGAATAGCAATACCTACCAAGTCGAATGCTACTTGTTGTTTGTTGTGAATCGTAGTTGTACGTTCACCGATTCTACGAAATGGTGATAGACGCTTTGCAGTATTGTCGCCCATGAGTCTTGTGATACGATTGTTTAGATATGGAATATCAAAGAATTGAATGTTCCAACCAGTCACAATGTCTGGTGATGTTTCTTCCCACATGTCAAGAAAGCGCATGATAAGATTATTCTCATCACGGCACTTGAGATATGTTACGTCATCACGATTGTTATCATAGTCACCACAACCAAACACATAGAAGTGTCCAGCTATCTTAAACGTGATTGCAGTAATTGGCTCACTCGCAGACGCAGGTTCAGGAAAGCCATTTTCAGAACCAACTTCAATGTCAATATTTGCAATCTTAATTTGTTCTGGATCATAATCTACTTTGCCTGGATATGCTTCATTGATATAAACGTATGGAAAGTTTGTTGAGCCATAGACTTTGAAGTTGTCAACGTCTTCATAACGTTTCATAAACTCAGTAGCATCACGCATTGTTCCCTGCGATACTGCCGCAAGCGATTGACCATCTAACGTTCGATAATCACCATCTTTAGATTGTAGATATAACGTTGGATTGTATTCGACCTTATCAGTAAATCGTTTGCCGTTGTTGTATCCACGAACAAGAATGTTGTTGCCGAGTTTAGAAAAATGCGTATAAAATTTCATTAAATAATGATGCCTTGTTTTTTCGGTAGGACAATTCCTGAACCGTATATCTCATTATACTTGTTTTCAATCTCAGGCGCAACTGTTACATCATAGATTATATTGGCACGAAGGATGTCTACCTTTTTTTGTTCAGAAAAGATAAGCATAGGTTGCATTTGAAGACTTGCTTTGCCATTTGGTCCCATTGCGATTCCAAGTACACATGGATTTTCGATTGAAATAAAATCGCCAATACGTTCTGTAATGTTACCAACGATTTCCTCGCCAGTACTCAATTTTAAAATTCTAAGTTCACCTTGCATAATATTTTTCCTTTTTATTTAAATCCAAATGGACATTTACTTTCTGATTCTTTTTTCTCAATTATTTTTTTAAAATTTCTTTGATTATTATTAAAAGATGTATATTGTAAAAATAAATCCAATTTATCATACTCTTGTTTATTTACCAAATGACATTTTATGATAGTTTTTTTATCCGAATTCGGCATGATGTGTAGTAGAGGCATTCCTGCTTGAAGGTTAATTGATTGATTAATTTTGTTAACAAATACATTAACATGTGAGGATGATTGTGTTTTATAATTAACTGTTCCTGGAAGGAAATGCATATGATTCCAATAGTTTATATTGTTCCACATAGGAGGAATATACGTAAAATTAACACCCGTTTTCTCTCGAATTATCCATGGAGAAAAGAATTTAAAATGTATGTATTCATCAAAACTTGAACCATATTGATTTCTGGCATGTTCAACTATTTTCATTTCAAGTGCTGAAATATATTTCCATTTACCTGTTGTGTCAGTTTCAATTATTAAATCTGTCCATAGTGGAAGCATAAATCCATTTTTATATAAATCAATTAAACCATCACATTGTCTTATAGTGCTACTAGGAATTTCAATACCCGATACATCTCTTGTATTATATGAGGGAAGTTTTTTCCACCAATCGGGGAAAAATTTTGATGATCGTTCAATAGGAAAATTAGAAAATGCAGAATGATTTGTTGTAAATGCATCAACAACAATTTCTTTTTTCTTGAAAATAAACATCATAATATATCCATAATTAAAAATGGGGACATTGCGTCCCCATTGGTGTTATTTAAAACGCTCTGCCTTGTGCCTCTTTGCATCTTGAATTGCTTCAAGTATTGCCATAAAGAATTTCTTTACTGATTTCATAACATATCATCCTCAGTCAAAAATTGCTTAGTAGATTTTTTAGTTTTAGATTCGGCATCTTTAACTTCAATCTTCTTAGGCTTCTTGTGTTCTGGAATGATTCGTTCCAAAGCAATCTTCAACATACCATTAATCAAAGCGGCATCTTGAATTTCGATTTGGTCATCAAGTGCAAATGTGCGAGTGAACGCACGATTAGCAATTCCTCTGAACAAGAAATTGTCTCCATCATCTTTTGTATTACCAGCAACAATTAGTTTGTTGTCTTCAAAAGTGATATCGATTTCTTGCTTACCAAAGCCAGCAACAGCAATTTCGATGACATAGGTATTGTCACCAGTCTTGCGAATGTTGTATGGTGGATAGTTAGGAATGTTCTTAGTCACATCATCATGTATCTTTGCTAGTCGATTAAATTGCTCATCGAAGCCAACAAAAAATTTATCAAAGTCTTTGAAACCTGGTCCGCCAAAGACTGCGGGTAGTGGTGTATGTCCCATATTATATCTCCTCTTACTTATTTTTTGAAAACGCTTTTTTAGCGTCAAAAGTGTATGCAGACATGCCAAGAGTTGTAAAAAACTTATTGACTTCTACTGCAACGGCTTTTGCGTAAAGTGTTTGCGCTTCAATGAAAGTATTGAGGGGTTTTGCAAGTTCTTCATTCTTGACGAATGTTTTGACGAATTGCGTTTTTGTGCTTTGAAAAGCATCGATAGCACTATTAATGTTATGTAACATAGTTTCTCCTATTAAGCGAGTTTAAAAAATTCGATACCCCGAAGGCGTATCATTAATCCTGCTTACTGAATACAGGGGTACCATAACGTTGTACCAGCGTTAGACGCTCCTAAGGTAGAAGAGCCATTAACGTTCCCATCCCTGAGATACGTTTATTTATAAGGCTTAAGCCTGTCCAACCATTCTGCGTGAAACAAAATATGTTGTGTTACCTTCTGTGTTCGTTGCTGTACGAACTTTGTAACCGCATTGGCGCAAGTCGCTCATACGGGCACGAAGATTTTTAACGCCAAACAAAGACCTTGCTTGTGGTGCAGAGATTCCACGACCTGTACCACGCAAGTATGATACCAAGAGTTCTGTCTGTGTTTTGCTAGAATTTACAAATGCCATTTTATATACCTCATCAATTAATGATAAAAAATTTACTAAGAATTATTTCTTAGCGTCTGTTTTAGCTTCTGCTTTTTTATTAGCTTCTGCTTTTTTAGCCTCTGCTCTTTCGGCTTTCTCTTTTGGAGTAATCACTTTAGGACGTGGCTTCTCTTTAGAGTCTGCTGTAGGGGCAGGTGCTGGTGCTGTTGTTGCAGGTTTGTCAGCAGGTTTCTTTTCTGCTGGTTTGTCTGCCGCAACGGCAACTAGGGAGAGAGTAGTTAATGCTACTGCTGTCAATGCTGTAATGGATTTCATAGAATCTCCTAATTTATTTCAAGATAACATTATCTCATATTATACAACGCTTGTCAAGTACTTATCGTTGACCGGTATCGTCTTCTCTCTTTTTATTTCCAATATTATATTTAGCTGTAAGTAGCCATTCATTTTTTTCTTTATAAGATATGATTTTGATTTGAGACAGTGGTGCTATAGGTTCTTCAACATTTGTTGCTTTAGGAACAATTTCAATTAATCCCCATTCGGCCAGTAGCTTTGCAATTGTGTTTCTTCTCGCTAAATCGTTTTCTTCAAAGTCAGTTGGTTTGCCATCTAGTGCAAATAACTCTTTAAAATGTACAATATAATATTTACCTTTTTTGTGTAAAATATGACATGACTGGTATAGTGTTTTATCTTTACGTGATGCAACGCCAATACGGGTTAGTGTTTCTTTTACTTTTAAAAAATCGTCTTCTTGTTTTAATCTTACTTCAAGTAAGTCTTCAATGTTCACCGCCATTCTTTTTCTCCTTGGACTTCACGCCACCTTTTTGTATTTTTTGTTTCATCATCTGGAGTTGGTCGGACGTT